TCGCGCGAGTTCCGCCTGCCATTCTGGAGTCTTCCGGTCGGCTTCCCGCTTCGCTGCCGCCTTTTTCGCTTGGCTGATGTCGCCCTTCTTGGTCTTGAAGAACTTGGACTTCTTCGCCCGGACTTCGGCAACCTTCTTGGCTAGTTTGGACGGTGCCTTGGCTTCATTTTTTCCCTGAACTGGTTGGCCAGCCGCAGCTTGCGGTCGCGGTCCAGCTTCGACGGCTCGCTTGCCGCCTGCCGCTCCATCGTCCGCGCGAGCAGTTCCGTCACGCGGGGTGAGGAGGCCTTGCTCTTCTTGTCGTCCGGCATCCTGTTTCTTCTTTGCTTGTTCGAGAATCTGCCCGTGCGAAACCGGTGGCTCGCCGAAGATGTTCTCCTCCGCCGTAGTCTTACGCGCTTCATTTCCGTAGTACAATAGTGCGTCCGCGATCTTTTCGCGGCCATACGGGTTGGTCCAAGAGCGCTCGTTGCGGAACATCAGCTTGAGCAGGAACTCCGCTTCCGGGTGCATCCGCTCGCCGCTGAACACATCTGTCTGCTCGACAAACTCAGCTAATGGCCGCTTTGCATCGCGCGCCCGCTGCACCATCCGCACCGCTTCGATCAGGCGGTCGGTGATGTCCATGTCCGGGGCGATCTTGCCGCTCTTCACCTCCGCCCGCATCTGCGACCAGACGCCAGCAATGTCGGTCAGCGCATTGCCAATCGAGCGGATGTTGTTGTCTGGGCTTTCGACCAGAGTCGCCACCAGATTGGCATCGCCATAGGCCTTGCCGAGCAGAGCATTGCGCACCCGGCGAATGGCGTCAGTTGAAATCTCGCCAGCCGTCGTGGCCATCTCGTTCAGTTCGTTCTGGCCGACCACCTTCTGCAAGAAGGCCCGCACGAAATCCCGGTTGCCAGCGTCCTCGATATCGCCGCCGCGATAGAGCGCCGTCACGCTGTCATCCATCGCCGAGGCGTCCGACATCGCCTTCTCAGGCGCGGACATTCCCATCGTCGTGCGTTCGTTGGCTTCCCGCGTGAAGGCCTGCCGCTCGCCGGACTGCAATTGCCCCTGCCGGACACGCACGAGCACGGGACGCTGCATTCCCTCGACCGGGTAGCCTTGGCTGGCCAGATACTGCCGATAGCCCTCTGCCGTGGGCAGGCCTTCGTTGTAGGCCTTGCGGACACCCAGCACGCGACCGTTGCCACTCTCGACCACGCCGTCCTCCGAGATGATCGGTGCGCCGTCGCTGGCGTTCGGGTTCTGGTCGAGCAGGCGTGGGTCCAGCTTGTTGGCAATGGTGCTGATCTGGGCATCGCTGGTGCCCCGGCTGCGGTCGCGCGGCTGGAGTTCAGCCGGGTAGTCCGGGTTGGCCCCGCCCTCGTCGCGCTGCGAGGCAATCAGGCTGTCGGCCTCGACCACCGCGTAGGTGACCGGCACGTCGCGCCCGGTCGCGGTGATGGCAACGTCGTCCTTGATCGGACGAGTCTCGACCTTTGGCCGCTGGGCTGGCGCGGCAGCACCCCGGTTGGCTTCGATCTTGTCCTTCAGCGCCGTCTGCTTGGCCGGTTCGGAGAGTACGGTCGGCGTAGCAGTCGGAACGTAGCCGTCGCGCAGCGCCTCGTTCGCCGCCTCCTCCAGCGTGTTGAAGGTGGTGTGGCCGAAAGGTCCGTCCTTGTCGAAACGGGTGATGCGAAACTTGCCGGGTTCCGCCGTGTCGGGACCGATCAGCGCCTTCTGGCCTTCCCGCGTCCGGTGCTCCATGCGGGTCGAGCCACCCTTGGCCGCGATCTCCGCCGCCTTTGCCTTTCGCGCATCCCAATGGGCTTGCGTCTTGGCCTTCCACTCCTCGAACGATGCTGTGTCTCTGGTGCGTACCTGCGCATCGTCGCTGACATCTTCGATGGGTGCAGGCGTCAGGTCGGGTGTGGCTGTCGGGCCTTTCGTAACGCGCGACCAGTCCGCTCTGAAGGCATCCGTGAGCAGGGATGGATTGCCGAGATTGCTCTTGATCGCCGTCAGTTCAGCGTGGCCGATCCGGTCGGTGATGGCTCTGGGCAGGTCGTCAAAGGTAACTTCACCCTTCTGATCGACGGCAGTCTCGACGGCACTGGCAAGCGCCTGCTGGTCTGCGTCCGACAGATGATAGACCGCGCCACGGACATTCCTGTAGTCGGCCCTCGAATGCTGCCCTGTAGAAGGCGCTACAGGGGCAGCAGCAGTGCTAGGTCCAAGGGTAGCGGGCACCTCGCCCGTCGCTGCTGGCGCGGCTGCGGCAGGCGCTGACGCCAAGATTTCCGGGGTGGAAACCCCCGCCGTGATCCGTTCGATCAGCGCCGACGATTCCGCCCGGTTGCCAGCCACCAGATCGGAGACGTTACCGGTAACGACTTCCCGCTTGCCGTTGATCGTGGTCGTGGTGGTGAAGGTCGATGGCTTGCCGGTGGCGTCCTCGACCGCCGCCTTGCCTGCATCGATCACCTCATTGGGGATCGGCGACTTGCGGTCCTGTTCGGTCAGGCGTGGACTGTCGGGGACAGCGAGAGCCTCAGCCGCCTGCGTCGGTGCAGCGCCAGCAATGGCGGCTTGCTTCGGTTCAAGCGGCTCCAGCAGGTCGTTGCCGATCTTGCGAATGCGCCCGTCTTCTGTGCGGACGAAACTCATGTCGTCGCCGCGCTTCTCCAGCGTGACGATCTCGCCGTGCATTTCGCCGTCCGGGTACTGCTGGCCGTCCACGGTTTCGAAGGCCGGGTCGTTGATCCGCATCCGCTGCGGTGCGGCTGCAACGGTGGCTTCCGGGGTGGCGGCTGGGGTTATCCCCGATGCGAGGGCTTCCACCTCAGCCAGTGCAGCCTCTGGGCCGGACGGCGGCGCACCCGGTTCAGCACCAATGATCTCGTCGGCTGGCAGCGCACCGGCAGGGGCAGTCAGCGGCGTGGCGTTGATGCGCGTGCTGCCGCCACCCCCGGATGGCCGTTGGCCTTCGCCGGGTGGGGTTTCGGCTCCCGTCATCATGTCACGTCCGGCAGCAACCATGTCGAACGGCAGGGTCATGCCTTCGCTGATGCCTTCGGCGATAATCTCGTTCCAGTCGATTTTCTGCCCGGACAATGCCCGACCGCCAGCCTCGCCAGCCGATCCCATGATGCCCTGCACCAGAACCTGTGACAGCGCTTCGGCGAGCGGGTTCTTGGTCAGCGTCTTGCCAGCCAGACCACCGGACAGCATGTCGAAAGCACCAATGACCAGACCCCGGACTTGGCCGCGCTTGGCCGCTTCCTGCATGATCTTGGGGTCGTTGAACAGCTTATCCCGGTCCTCCTGCTTCTTGAGGTCCAGCTTGTGCTCCTCAAATACCTCTCCGGGCGAGGTGTAGCGTTCCGTCGCATAGCTGCCGCCGCCCATCAGGCCGATGCCCATAGCCGGATTGCGGGTCAGCACGCCGCCAGCGATGGCGGCACCCATCTGCGGTGCGCTTTCACCCGCCGTCTCAGCCGACCACGACAAGGCACCAACCGGGTTCTGGAGGATCGCCTTGCCGAAGTTGGCCAGCGTCTCGCCCAGCGTGGCGTCCTTGACCATCGCCTTCTTTTCGAAGTCCTGCGCGATCTCCGACTTCGGGATTTTCTTGATGGCATCCATGTTCTGCTGCATGCGCGCGGCATAGTCGTTCGCCGCAGCCTCATCGTCAGTGCCAATCAGGTCGGCATACTTTGCATCGATCCAGCGGGCTGACGCCTGAATGAACTCGCTGCCGTCATAGGACGGCATTGGCTTGCCCTGCATGTCGGTCAGGCCTTGCCGCGTTTCCGCCAGTATCTCGCCGAAACTTTTCTGCCGGTCAGCAGCACGCTGGGCGGTCTGCTCCATCATGAACTGGGTGCCCATCTGCCCCAGCCGCGCCTCAGCCCGCTTGGCTGTATTGATGACACCCCGCTGGAAGCCAGTGCCGACATCGTCCGGCGCTGCGGCTGGTGGATTCAGGCTGTCGAAGAAGCCGGGAACCTGCCCGCTGGTGACGGCGTCGGCGAAGCTGCCACCCTGCTGGATATCCGGCAGCACGTCGAGCAGGCTTGGCGCTGTACCACCACCGGCTGGCGCAATGTCCGGCAGGGCGTCAAGCAGGCTCATAGGCCACCTTTGCGGATAGCGTCCTCACTGACACCCCATGCCTGAAGCAGCCGCTTGACCATTGCCGGTGGCTTGGTCCTCAGCTTCGGATCAGCCTTGACCGTCTCAATGATTTGCGCGTCACTCATTCCTGTCGGGCGCGGGATCGCTGAATAGTCCGGCTCTGTTGCCGGGGACGCAGCCGCTGGCGTTCCTGCTGCCGCAGGTGCTGCCGCTGCCGGGTCTGTTCCTGTCGCAGGCGCTGCCGTCGCTGTTCCCCGGTTGGCAATACTGACAGCCGCATCACGGGCCATCTTCAGGAACTGCTGCGATTTCGTTTCGTCGGGCGTCGTGAAACTGCTCTTGACGAACGAATCGTAGAACTGAGCCGTCATGCTATCGATGTCGCTGTCCTTCGCGCCAAACGCTAGTTGCCCCGCCTTCACCGGATCGAAGTCGTTGGCAATCATGAACTTGTAGTTCTTGGCTGCGTCGGTGTCGGCGTCTGCTCCAGCCCAGTCGAGTTCCTTGCCATCCGGTCCCTTCAGCTTGGGAATCTCATGGCCGTCCGGCGTCACCACCTTGTAGGTTTCCTTGCCTGACGCATCCCTGACCGGGATCATCTTGGTGTTCAGCAACTGGTCGGATGCAGCCCTGAACTCCTCAATGTCTTTCGAGGCGGCGATCTGGTCCCTCGCGATCTTCTCAGCGCTGCCGACCTGAAGTTCCGTCCGGTTGGTTGCGCCACGCTCGCTCAGTTCGCCGAGATACCTGTTGGTGGCCTGCTGGTTGTTGGCAATGCGCTCCGAAACGGCAAGCTGGGCAGAGGACTGCCGCTCGCTCGACGCGATCTGCTTCTCCTGCACGGCACGGCTCAGGGCGTTTTCTTCCTTGGTGAACTGGCGATCCAGTTCCTTCAGCTTCGCCTCGCGCTGCTGCTTGATTTCTTCCATCTGGCCAGCGCCGTAGCCCTTCATCGCGCCGCCAGCGATTGCTCCAAGAAGACCGATCATCGTCAGACCCCCATCATTTCACTGGCGGGCGGCTTGCCCATCGCGGACCCCATGCCCTTGCGCTTCGGCCTTGCCTCTGCCTCTGGCGGCGGAACATCGCCACCGGCCTGACCGGAACTGTCCTCCTCCGCCAACTGGCGCATGATCTGCTCCAGCGTGCCGTCCTTGTCAGCCTGCATCAGTTGCTCAAGACCCTGCTTGTGCGACTCCTGATCGAGAACGCCAGCCTTTTGCAGCCGGTCGCGATAGAGATCGATGGCCTGAAAGTAAGCCCCCTCCAGAGAGTCCCTGTCTTCGGCGTAGTCCTTGATCTTGGCACGACGCGAAACCTCCGCCAGTTCCTCAAGCACTTCGCCGAAAGCAAACATCACCGCGTCCGGCATGAGTTCCTTGCCGGAATCCTCAGCCGCCTGCCCGACCCGTGACACCACCATGTCGGTGGCCATCGCCAGTCCCTGCACGGGATTGCCGCCACCGCCCTTCAGCATCTCAACGATCTGCGGAAATGTCCTGTCGTCGTAGATCAACTGCCACGCCTTGAGGACGAACTCGTCGGCCTGCGCCTGCTCTTCCGGCGAAGCCTGCTGAATGCCGCCCTGTAGCGGGTTGGCCTGCTCCGGTGGCAGCGCGCCCTCTTCAGGTGGCACGGCTTCGGGTGGCACGGCGTCAGGCGGTATCTGGGACGGATCAAGAGGTGGCATGGCTTAACTCCATCCAAAGTCTGCGCCCCATTTTTCGAATGGGGTCGGTCGCTTGACCGGGTCGATGTACTTGCTGACGAAATCCGCCGCCACGGTCGGGGTGTCCGTCGAGGTGGTTTCGGTGGTCTTGGCGGAGGTGGACCCCGGCTTGACGGCTGGCGTCTGGCCGATGGTTTCCGGTTTGTTGACGCCTGTGGTGTTCTGCTTGCCGCTGCCAACGCCGCCAGCCCGGTCGCCGGAATAGCGGTCGTCAGCCCCCGGCCTGTAGGCGTTGTCGCCATACTTGCCACCGACTGCGCCGGTCAGTGCGGTGCCTAGCGAGTCGCCTCCGGTCAGCACCATCGCGCCAGCCTGTAGCGCCCAGCCCGCAGGGTGAATGCTTGCGGCAGCATCGATCCCCAGCGCCGCCGCCATGCCCTTCCACGTCTGCTCGTATGGGCCTTTCGGTGTTGGCGCAAAGCCGCTGGTGCCCGGTGCCGGGGTAGGCTGCGATGGATAGTTGTCGGTTCCCGGCGTGGCTGTCGAAACGGTTTTCCCGGCTGCGTCCACCGTACCACCACCTGTCGGGGTGGCCGAGGAGGTGGTGGTCGGGTCAACGCCAGCGTCTGCCGTGGTGGTGCCATTGCCGGTCAGTGTGTTGTTGCCACCCGCCCCGCTAAAGGCATTGAGCGCCGCCACCGCTGGCGTCGTGTCCGAGGCGGTCGCCGTGTAGGAAGCAACCGGCGTTTCAAAGGCAGGTGTTGTCGTCTTGGCGGAAGCATAGGCCGAGCGTGCGTCAGCAAACGAGCGCGCCCGCGATGCCGAGACGCCCGCCGAGGAAGCATTAGGACCAGTCCATTCGAAGCCACCCGACTTGGGGTTGGCCTTGATGTCGTGGTGGATGGCCTTGTTGCCCATGTAGCCGTTGCCGACGCCATAGCCCTTGAGGCCGAAATCGCGCATGCCGCCAATCGCGACCCGGTCAGCGAGTTCGATGTCGTCCTGCTTGCCGAAGTCGAGCGAGCGCCACTTGCCGTCTTCCTTGACCTCGACGGTATAGTCGAGCGCGCTACCCTCCACCGGTCCATGACGACCGGAGCGAGCGCCCTTTGCCGAGGTGCGCAGGCCACCGTGCGGCGTGCCGGTAATGCGGACGTTATCCGCGCCCAGTTCAGCCGCCCACGATGCGCGGACGCGATCAATAACGTCGGTCGTTGGTGCCCTGAACCCCGGAGCGGAAAGGAAGTCAGCCTTCGCTGCGTCGGCCAGACTAACGCGGGTGTTCGGCCTGTCGGTGATGCCGGGTGCGGCAACGGTGCCGGTCGGATTTGTGGCCGACTGGATGGCTTCTGTCGGCCCCACTGGCGTGCCGATTGCAGAGGCAAATCCGGTTGTTGGACCAAACCGTTCCGTGGCCGGGGCGGTGGTTGGCGTAAGCGTGTCGCCAAACCGCGCCGGGTTGATATCAGCGGTTGTGGCAGCGCCAAACCGCGCCGGGTCGATGTTGGGATCAATGCCGGTGGCGGCAGTGGTTGGCGCGGCAGTCCCGGCCACCGCCCCGGTGTCGTAGCCAAAGCGACCAACGTTCACGCCAGCCGTGGGATCGACCGTGCCGCCTAACCGTGCTGCATCGAAGCCGGTCGGCAGGCCGGTGTTGGCCACCGCCGTGCCAGCGCGCGGATCGGCAAAGCGGGCAGGATCGATGTTGGGATCAATGCCGGTCGCCGTTGTGGTAGCGCCAAAGCGGTTGGTGTTGATGTTCGGGTTGATCTTCCCCGGCTGCACCGCAGCGCCAACCATCCCGGTGACGGGATCGTAGGAAATCGGGCTGTTGAGAGTCGAGCGGATGGTGTCGCCAATCCGGTTCGGGTCGAAGCCGGTCGGCAGATCGTTGGTCACCCGCGAGGTGACTTTGCCGAAACGGTCGGTGTTGATGTTCGGGGATATCGTTGGGGTGGAGCCGCTCTGCGTCACGTTGCCGGGAAGATTGCTGCCGGTGCTGCGGCCATAGCTTGGCGTATCTGAGCGGGCTGCACTGACGGTGCGCCCCGCATTGGCACCACCACCCCAGCCGTAGCCGCTGCGACCGCCGAGCGAGGTATCCCTGCCACGCTCCGAGCCGTGAGAGGATGTGCCTCCGGGGGAAGAGCCACTGGAAGATGTACCGCCGCCCGTCGCGCCACCAAAACCACCGCTGCGCCCGGAGGACGGCGTGTCGCTGCGCGCCCCCTGATAGCCACCAGAACTGCCAGACGAACTGCTGGACGAGCCGCCACTGCTGACGGACTTGTCGACCTCATGCTCAGAGGAGTGACTACTGCCACCGCTGAGTGATTTGTCGCGGTCGTCTTTGTCGGCCATCAGACATCCTCACGCATAGTCGATCATCCCGGTGCCCGGATTGTAGGTCCACTTGGGATTCTTGTTCTTGGCCGTCGCCGTTTTGGCGGCTCCCGCCATCGCCGCGCCGCCGAGGTAGGCATCGCCGCTGACGTTGTAGCTGTCGGTCACCCGCTGCTGTTCCTTGCGCAGGTACTCGCGGTTGGCTTCAGCCTCCTCCTTCTTGGCTTCAAGGATGCGTTCGGTCATCAGCGACTCGCCAATGCCGCCGATCAGCGAAGACCCGGCATTCGAACTGAGGAAATCGCCCAGCCCCTTCCAGCCAGCACCCATGGTCGGGGCGGCAGGCGTCGTCGGGAAGGCATTGGTTGCAGTCGTCGTCGCGCCGCCCAGCGACAAGTCCCTGCCGCGTTCGATGGCATGCGCCGACGTGCCAGCCGTGGTGCTGCCGGTAACGATGTTGTCGACGGTAGCGCCGGTTGCCGTGCTGCCACCCGCCATTTCAAGACCGCTGCCGCCACCGCCAAATCCGTCCGAAGCCGCGAAGCCGGTCGGCGTGAACAGGCCGGAAGCGCCACCCGTAATCGCGCCGGTAATCGCACCCGTCTTGAAGCCCTTGCCGAATCCCTCCCCGGTGACTTCGCCGACCAGCCCGCCAACCAGACCGCTGGCAAGGCCTTGCTTGAGCGCCCCGCCAAGGATGTTGCCCAGCACGCCGCCGCCACCACCACCCCCAAACAGGCTGGACAGAAGACCGCCGCCAGACGATGCGCCTGCCATGCCGGTGCCGCTCGCCGCCAAGCCGGTGAACAGCGCACTGCCGACCCCGCGCACCGCGTTGCCGAGCGTGGCGACACCTGTCCCAAGAGATGTGAAAATCTTGGTTATGCCGCTGATAATGCTGCCCATTCCCGTTCTCCAAATTCGAGGCGGTGCATCGTTCCGTAGTCTTGGAACTTATGCTGGCCGAGTAGCCTGCGTTGTTTCTCGCGGTCGCCGATGACTGCCGTCTGGCCAGTCAGCACCTCGATCACATGCGGCGAGGATTTAGCCCATTTGAGCATGTTCTGAAGCAGCACCAGATCGGCCTGCACCTCCGCGTCGGCGTTGGTCAGCCAGAACAGGTCGGTGGCGAACAGCTTGTTGTAGACCGAGCAGACCCGGTACAGGGTGGCGTAGATCAGCCCGTCGATGCCGGTCCTGCCGTCCGATACCTGCACGAAGCAGCCGCCGCCCGTCGTGTGGCCATGACGGCCAATGCCCTGACCAAGCAGCCGCTTGACCTCGCCCTCGTCCATTTCCGCCACGCCGCCCGCATAGACGCTGCGCGCATGCGCTTCCAGCAGCAGCCGGGTGACGGCTGGGATGTCGGCAAATTTCATGTCACGGATCATCCGGTCACCAGTTCAGGTCAACGTGGTACATCTGCTCGTTCAGCTTCATGCCGTTGTCGTAGACGTTCTTGGCGTTGGTCAGTTGCTGGGTGCGCTGCGCTTCCGACAGGTCTTTGTTGCCCATGATGGTTGAGTACATGCTCTGATACCAACCCATCGTGTTCGACACCGCCGACGACAGCCCCTGCTGCTGGGTGCCGGAAAGATTCATCTTGGCGATCTTCTCCTGCATTGCGCGCGCCGCCGCGTTCTGCGCCTTGTTGAAGGCGATATCCTTGTCCTGCGCCACTACCGCAGCCGCCCGGTCCAGCTTGCCCTCGCTCATGCGGAAGGCGATGTCCTTCTCCGCCAGCGTCTTGGTCAGTGCCCGGTTGGCAGCGGCAATGCCCTCCTGAGAGGTGATTTGCCGGATCAGGTTGGCTTCTTCCGCGCTCAACTGGTTGCCCTGCATCAGCAGTTCGAGATCGCGGTTGAGTTGGTTCTGCGTTCCGGTGAACTCGCGCGCCGCGATGTTCTCCATCGTCTGGAACGACTGCGTGCCGATCCGCTCGCCGGTCGCCCACGATTGCTGGCTTTCCTGCAATTGCTGTTGCAGGAAGCGGTTGGCTGCTTCGATGCCCTCCGTCGATTCAATCTGCTTGGCCTGAGCGCGCTCCGCTGCGGTGATCTGGTTCGATTGCAGCAGCTTTTGCAGCGACTGGTCGAGTTCCTGCGTGGTGCGGGCAAAGGCTTCCGTTCCCATCCGCTCGCTGGTGGTAAACTCCTGTGACCCCAGCCGCTCGCCGGTCTGCCACGAACGGCCAGCTATCGCCTCTGCGGTCTGCCAAGCCTGCTGTTGTTCCTGCGCCGTCATGCCGTACTCGAACGCCCGCGCCGCCGCGTTCTTCTGCGCTGCTGTCTGGGCATCCATGCTGGCAATCGGGATGACGTTCTTCAGCACGCTGTCCTGCGCAGCGCCGACCGCCATCGAGGAGTTCAGCAGGCCGCGCCGGTTCGCCGCCTTGAGGCCTTCCGTCGCCGCCATCCGGTTGAGTTCGGAATCCTTCGACGCCAGATTCTTGACGGCGTTGGCGACCGAGTCATCGACGGTGTTCTGACTGCCGATCCACGGCGTGGCCGGGGTGGCGACCGGTGGCGTGGCAGCGGGCGTGGTGGTGGCCGGTGGCGTCGTTGTCACGACGGGGTCCGGGATGACCTCTCCGGTGACGGGATCGACAGTAGGCATTACCGGCTCCCTTCAAGTGCTGCCACGCGGGCGCGCAACGCCTTCACTTCGGCGAGCAGCAACGGCACGAACTTGGAATAGTCGGCTGACCACGGCATCCAGTCTTCGTCGCCGTCTTCCAGTTCGCCGGGACTGCCAACGGTGATGGCGTCGGGGAAAACCTCGTAGCACTCCTGCGCCCTGACGCCGTAGGCCGTCTTGCCGTCTTCCTTCCACTCGAACTGGTAGGTGTTGATGGCGTCGATAAACGCCCCGCTTTCGAAGGAGCGGAAGTTCTCCTTCAGCCGCTCGTCCGATGAGACGTTGTAGGCTGTTGCCGTGCCGCTCGTTGAGATCGTGCCAACGGCGCTGGCGCTGGCATTGTAGAAAATCAGGCGATTGGTTGAGGCAGTGCCGGTGCGGGAAGTCCTGTATTCACTCGCGTTGATCTGGCACCCGTTCTGGACCGAGGCACCACCTGCAACGTAAGTGCCCCAAGTGGCTACGCCGGTAACCAACGAACTGCCGTTTGTGATGCCGTTACAGCTAAGTGATCCGGTAAACTCCCCTGACCCCAACCCGATTACCGACCCGTAGACCTCAATCGCCCCGCTGAAATGCAGCTTGTTCACAACCATCTCGCCGACATCGACGTAGGTGATCTGGTACTTGTCATAGCTTTGGAAGTTGAGGGCACCATCCCCGGCGATATAGATGTTTCCCCAGCCGTCGCCCGGAGCGCCGATGGTCGAGTTCTCGTCTTCCGGGAAGACTCCGTCAACAGCAATAATGGAGGTGAACTGGCCTGCGGCGGGTGTCACTAGCCCCACCTCGCCAGTAAGGGCACCGCTGAAGCCGCCAGTGGCCGAGATCGTTCCTGTCGCCGAGAGTCCACCCGTCACGCCGAGCGTTCCTGCAATGCCCTGTATGGTTCCACTCAGGCTCATTGAGACACCAGCCATCGCCCCGCTGGAAGCGAGACTCCACTGACCGGTGGCAGAGCCAGCGCCGGACGGCCTCAGCGAAATCGAGCCAGAGCCGGTCGGGGCGAGCATCAACGTAGAGGTGGCTGACAGGAAGTTCTGGGTGGAGGTGAAGCTGGTGGCCGTGGCGGTGGTGAAAGCGCCGGTATTCGGCGTCGTTGCGCCAATGGTGCCATTGAATGCACCGGTCACACCGCCTGTCACGCCACCTGATGCGGTAATCGTGCCGGTGACTGTAACATTGCCGCTGGTGGTCAGCGTGGTGAATGCCCCGGTCGCTGGGGTTGTTGCCCCAACGGTCCCGTTGTGAGCGCCGTTGACACCGCCATTGGCGCTGATCAGGCCGCTGGCCGAGACCGTCGTAAACGCTCCGGTCGAGGGCGTGGTCGCACCGACCGTGCCGTTCATCAGCGCGCCGGTCAGAGTCTTGTTGGTCAGGTTCTGGGTGCCGCCCACGGTTACAGCCGAAGCCGTGTTGGTGCCCGCCACGTCGATCCGCAAATCGCCGCCGCTCACCGTAATCACGTCGGTGGCGTGGCTGATCAGCACGTCGCTGTTGGCCCAGTTGACGGTGCCGCCACCGCCCAGAAAGAGGTCGGACCACGGGTTGGCCAGCGAGCCGAGCGCCGTGGTATCGGCGACCGAAGGCAACATCGCGCCGCCGAGCGTCAAATTGCCAGCGGCGGAGATATTGCCAGCGGCGTAAACGTGGCCGTCCTTGGTGGCATAGAACTTGTCGACCGAGCCAACCTGAAGGTCGATCAGCCGCGAGTTCGCCGCCGAGCCTGAGTTGGTGACGTTCATCTTGATGGCGGAATAGAACGTGCCGACACTGTTCCACAGCGCCGACATCGCATTGATGTACATATTGGCCATCGCCTACCTCATCATTCTGCGGCGCGAGAAATTGTAGGTCTGGGACGAAATCGTGTGCTGCCGCGCCACCGCCGAGTTGTGCACCAGCGTGGCCGCGATGTTCGGCCCAATGCCTGACAGGTGATATTCAAGCCGTGCTTCGACCGGCAACCAGACGATGTCGGCATAGTGGTTGGTGGTGACCGTCGCCGCGCCAGCCTCGACGGGAACGTCCACCTCGACACCGCCCAGCCCGCGCCCGTAGTCGACATCGAAGGCCACCCCCAGCGTAATCGGATCGGGGGTCGACAGTTCGAACGTCGCCTTCATCCAGCGGGTGTGCTGGCTGGGACTGCTGGCCGAGGTGAAGGGAAGCCGGATGTAACTCTGGATATCGGCCCCGTCGTAGGAAGTGCCGCAATTCATCTCGTAGACAAAACCATCCTCAGCGCCGACGAACAGCCGCTCGCCCCGACCATAATCGACCTCCCCGGAGCATGAGCAGAACGCCTGAAACGGCATCTTGAACGGCATTGTTTCCGGGTACTTCCTGCCGACGTAGACGGTAATGCCGGTGCCATCCGCCCAGAACAGCCGGTACTGGTCCTTGCCCCTCACCTTCATCGAGGCGACCGCCGCAATGCCGGTGTCTCGCTTCTGCCGGATCAGGGTCTCAATCGGGGCGGTCAGCGTTCCCATGCGCCAGTCGCCGAATGCCGCCGTCGCCGACAGCTTCCTGACGCCAGCGTCATCAAGGAACATTGGCTCGTCCATCATCTGGATCGAGTACGGCTGCGCCCCGGAAGAGTCGGTCAGCGGTGCGAGGACGAAGGTCGTTGAATCGTCACCGGTCAGATAGCCGATGCGGTTCTGGGCAAAGACCATCAGCGAGGTTGATGCAGCCGTCAGAAGCCCGGTGATCTGCTGGCCGAAGGAAATCTCCCCTGCTCCTGTCGTCGTGCTGAACTCCAGCGGCTCGCCAATCGAGGAGTACATGAGGGTGCCGGACGTATAGCCAAGGAACAGGTGGTTCTTGAACTGGCCGATAAAGGACGGTGCATCGAACAGCGTCGACATGATGATCGGAGATTCCGGGATCACCGGGCTGACCACCGCTGGCGTGTAGATCGGCGAGACAGTCGTGTGTGGAGTGACGGAGGGCGGCGAAGCAAGATCGACGGTGGCGATGGAGGCACCGCCGCTGATCCCTGTATGGATCGGCGACAGCGCATCGCCATCCCATTCGAAGGCAGTGTCGACGCCGTTGGCGAAATACATCCGCTCGCGTTCGGCAGCACCGTAGAAGTTGTGGTTGACGAACTCGTAGCGGCCACCGGAAAAGATGTTGATCTGGGTCGTTATCTGGCCAATGGCCTCGCCGCCACTGCCGCTGCTGATCACTTCGTCGGCAAGGAAAGTGCCAGCTATGTTGGAGACAATCAGGTAGCCGTTCGCGGTCGGCTCGTCGGGATCATAGTTTCCCCCGCGCGTGACGATGCGGTCGACGCGGGCGCTGGCGGCGGAGGTTGCGCCAACGACATACTCGCCCTTTTCGAAAATCTGCTTGCCGAAACCAAACTCCATCGTGAAGCCGAAGGTCATCTGTTCCCAGCCGCCAGCCCCGGCCCGGAACATCCCGGCAAAGCCATCTTCCTGATCGCGAAAGCAGTAGACGGCATTGTTGTAGACCCAGACGCCGCGTACCGGCCCGGTGCCGGGAGGTGGCGTAATGGCGGCGCGGCGGCTGGCTGGACCGCCCGGTTTGGTGGCGTCGGACGGGCTGGGGCGTCCATCGAAGCGCTCATAGCCAGCCATCGAGGTGTACCCGGCGACGTCAGGCTCATAGTTGATGGACGAGATCGCCTTGCCGGGTGGCAGCGCAATCGGTGGCGTGACGAGGTCCAGACCACCGGTCATCATCGAGGTTTGGACTTGCTGCGCCATCAGGCCAACGACTCCCCCCACAACACTTTCGGTAACTGGTGCGACTCCAGCATCGAGAAGTTGGGCAGCATCCGCAGCCGGTAGATCGGAATGCGCGGCCCCTCATCAAAGCCCTCCAGATAACTCAGCGCGGCGTCCTTGATGATGGTGTGAAACTCGACCGGCATTTCGGGAACGTCGATGTCGGCAGCAAGCAACTGCGGGCTTTTGCGGTACTTGCCGCGCAGCGTGTAGACGGCGTTCGGGACCGGCGAGAGAACCAGCCGGTTCTGGTTGTCAACGCTGTAGACCTGCGGCTTGGCGGGCGTCTGGGTGCCGCGCAACTGCATGACGTAGAAGTCGTCCCAGTCCTGCCAGCGCAGCGCCCCCTCCTCCGCCACGCCAGCCGAAGTGAGGTACATCGACTGGCTGAGGTCGGAGCCGTCCTGCTTGTAGCCCCACTGGGAAAACCGGGTGACCGGCGTGCCGGTCCCCTGATCGGTAAAGCTGGTGGCGGCATAGCGCTGGGTGCCAGCCACCGTGACCCCGGTGAACTCGCTTTGCAGCCAGCGCCAGCCACGGTGGGCATTCTGGATGTCGATGTAGGCTTCGCGGACGAAGTCCACGATCTGCTTCAGACGGTTCACCTGCCCGACCGTCGTCGTCGGGAAAGCCCCTTGGATGGTGCCGGACTGCTGCGCCGTCATCTGGCAGAGTTCGAGGAAGGTCATGCGTACTCGTCCTCGTCGTCATCGACCTCTTCGCGCTTCGCCTCGATCTCAGCCAAGCGTGCCTTCTCAGCCTCTTCCGCCGCCTTCTTCTCAGACTTGGTCAGCTTGGGTTCGATGGTGAAGACCGACACCGGGTATTCCGGCACCTTGCGGTAGCCGGTGATGGCGGAGTCCTCGTCCGTTTCCGCGATGTGGGCGACGGCGTTCTGGAGGGCGATGAAATACTTGTAATCGACCCAGCACGTCTGGGCGCGCGGGATCAGGATCGGCACGCCGTTGACCGAGGTAAATACCGGCTCGTTGCCACCCGGCTTTTCCTGCGGCTCGATGCGAAGCTGGACCATCCGCCTGCCGGGGGTATGGCGATCACGCTTCGGCTCGACCCGCTTGATTTCCGGTTCTTCCTTGCCGTCGTCCACGTCGATGTAGTCGGTCGGAAACCCGGCCAGCGCCATCTTGGCGAGAATGCCGGGAACGCCCATGTTGGGCCGGACGTCGAGGCCCATGTTGGCGCTTACGTGTTCGGACAGCGCCGTTGCGCTGACCATGCTGGTTGGAATGCGATTTATTGCCATGTCACTTTTCTCCCTTGGATTTGAGGTGGAGGGGGCCAGCGTCAGGGAGGAGAACCCGCTGGCCCCCCTGCTGCCTGCATGCTCTTCACGGACCCCTCTACAGGTTCCTCTTCAGCAGCAGGTGCCTCTTCGATAAGCATTGGAATCTCCCTGAAATGAGAGAAACCGGGCGAGTTGCCCCGCCCGGAGATGTCATGCCCAAGCGCCAGCGTTGGTCGCTCCTGTGGTCGAGGACAAGGTGCCCTGAACCAGCCACAGGTTGGGCGCGATGTCGGTGAAGGTGATGGTAGTTCCCTTCACGCCGCCAGATGCTGCAACCAGAGTCAGCAGTGCGTCGGTGCCGCCGAGTGCTTCGGTCGATCCCGCTGCGAAGGTGGTCGTCGCGTAGGTCAGCATGCCAACGAAGAAGTCGGCATTGGTTGCTGTCTTGATGACGACGTTGCCGCTGGTGATCGCCGTCTGCACGACGGCCCTGACGGTGGCCTGACTGCCGCTGGCAGCGGGTAGCGTCAGTGTCGTGCCGCCCGTCGCAACGTTGATCAGGTTGGTGCCGGAAATCAGCCTGCCGGTCGTCCCGGTGATGTTCTGGATCGGGTTGTTGCCACCCTCACTCAGGTATCTGGCTGTTTCCCGGTTATCGCCGCCCGCAATGGCATTGCGCGCAGCGGCAGAGTCGAGTGATGAAAGGTAAGGCATGTCACGCCCTCCCTTATGTGTTTTCGCGGAAGGCAGCGAAACGCAGCAGTGCGCCAGCCACCGACAGCGTTGCGCCGATGGTGAAGCCCTTCGATGCGCCAGCCGCCGTGCCCTCGTAGCGGGACAGCGATGCGGCTGCGGCGGGAGCGGAGAACGTGCCCGCCAGCGCCGCGTTGTAGACCACGTTGGCGGTGACGGTGGCATCGTCGGTGCCAAGCGTGCCAGAGGCAAGGTTGGTGATGACGATGTTTTCCGCCCCGAAGGTGCCGGTCAGCGAGCCTTCCTCAAGGATGAAGAAGCCAACCGCGTTTCCGGCTGCGTAGGAGCCGGACGTCAGCATGACTTCCTTGACCACTGCCGTCGCCCGTGACGTGACGCCCCGGATGGTCGAGCCGCCAACCGGAGTGGCCGTGCCAGCCGAGGTGAACGGCACCGCCCAAGAGAGGAAGGCGGCGGTGACGGTCAGGCTGTCGCCTGAATAGAGTTGCACGAAGGTCGGGATAAATCCCAGTTCGACGTTGATGGCACCACCAGTGCCGAGAACAGCGCCTGTCTTAATTGCGGGTTTCATAACGAAGTCCTTTTCGTGCCGGTCACAAATGCGAACCCGGCTCCAGAGGGAATATCAGAGGGCCGACACAGCAACTTCAAGTCTAGCCATCCAAGCCTGATTGAGTATTAGTGCGGCGTGGTAAGTCTTCCAGCCGACATAACCTCTTTGACCTAGCGGATCATCTTTTGTTTTCTGTCCAACTGGAATAATAGTTGGCGAAACAGCACCTTGGCCGCGAAGAGCAACCATGCCCCAAGCGTCTTGGCCAAAGTAGATGATCGGGTAGACGTCGGCGCTGGTGCCACCGGTCGAGACCATCGTTCCCTTCGCGCCACCGGCATCGAGGAACGGGTTGAGGTCGGGCGACAGCAGGTAGCGAACGTCCTCGACAGAGCCGATTTCATATTCGGAGATCGGTGAGCGGGTGCCATATTCTGACACCGTCTTGAACCCCGGCATGTTGCGGATGTCGGACTCGACGTCGGTGTGGGCGACCGCCACATAGGCGGCTTCAACCGCCCGCGTGCCATAGTCCGAGGACGGCGACAGGGAGCGGGTGATCTTCTGGGCCTTGAGTGCCTTGAGGCTGCGCAAGACCGCGCGCTGCTTGCCGAGCGTGATCGGCGTGTTGACGTCGGTGCGGAGCGTCCCGTTGGCGTAGTAGACGGCAGTCCCGGCGCGGACAACGCCGTAGTTCAGCGCTTCAATCGTCCTGCCAATGTTTTCGCCAGCCTGAACACTTGCGTCATTCAGGACAGGGTCTTCATGCAGGTCTTCGATCTTGTCCGTAACGACAACGACTTGGCCATACTGGCGAAGTGTCGCCGAAACATCTTCATAGCTGAACTGGGTTTCAGTCGGAGTAACGCCTTCAAGAAGCGGCGTCGTTGCTGCGGTGAAGACTCGCGGACGCCTAAACTTAATCGTGTCCGTCTTGTTCTTCGGCATGGGCTTGGTAAGGCCCAACTTCTCCAGAACCATGACCGGTTTGGCATGGCGGAGCATCTGCCGTTCTGCGTAGACGTTTGTGCGGGGGGAAATCCCGCCGTCTGCGTACTGGGTAATGGGCATGTGAGCGGTCCTTAAGGTAGCCGCTCAACCCCTCATGCACTGCGATACTTCTTCTCGTCGGGGTCTATGTCCCTGAATGCGTTCCAGAGTGCCTCCGGGTCACCATCTTGTGGAATGCCGCTCACGGTCGGCCTTGAGCCTGCCGTGTGGGGTGATGCCGATCCGGCGAGTTGAGCCGCGCGCCGTGGATTGAGCCTTTGTTGTGGTGCCGCAGGAGCGTTGCCGTTCGGCTGCGACGGTTGCGTGTTCTGGGCAACGAAGTCCTTGAAGGCACTGAGCGTCTCAATCGCAGAGTAGGGATCGATGATCGCTTCCTGATTGGTGACAAAGGCCTGACGGAGCGCCAGCGGCTGATCGACAATCCATGCGCCGAATGCAGGGCCATGCTCGTGCAGGTACTTGTCCCAACCCGGATGCTTCTCTTCAAGCAACCGTTCGTTGGCCATGAGTTCATTGTCCATCTGCTGGTCAGCGGCCTCTTGGCGGCTGCGCAGGTCGGACTCGAACTTGGAAATCTTTTCCGATAGCGGGGCGAGCTTGCTCTCAAGCGGCTTTGCTATTTCGGGATAGTCAGCGGCCAGTTCCACAAAGGGATCGGCGGCTTCTTCGTCCTTGGCGGCTGGAGCGGCTTTCGCGGCTTCCTGCCGTTCCTTCAGCCTGCGCGTGTAAGCAGCAATGCGGCCCTCTATGGAGCGGCGTGCATGATCAGTCTGCGCAGCATCCAGCGCCTTAACCTGTTGCTCATGTGCGGCCTTAAGGTCAGGCGGCGCGTTGGCCCAGATGTCAGGGGCTTCTTCCCGCTGGGTGCCCGAAGGCACCTCAGTCGGCGTATCATTACCACTTTCAGCTTTTTCCGCAAACGCGGCGTCCGGCTTCTCATCCGGCTTCTCTTCGGCCTGCATCGCAGCCCAAATCTCTTCCTCGCTCAGTTCTTTTGTGTCGGGCATGGCTTCTCTCCTCAGATGCCGCTTCTGTCTTTACCGCGCAGGACTTCCGGCTGGACGGTGGTGGTGACGACCGCTGGCTTGACCAGCGCCAGTATCTCGCGCATCGCCGCCACCTTGCCCCGCAAAAACTGGCTCTCGCCGTAGTGCTGGTCGTTGGCTTCCAGCCGGGTGCGGCATGCCTCGATCTGGCTGTTGCACTCAGCAGCAATGGCCCGCCACGTATCGGTGTAGGCGTCAATCATGCTGGTTGCCTCTTCTTGGAGTCGGACGCCCTGCCGCCTGCGCTGACATAGCCGCCAGAGCCTTTCGGTGTTTCGCCGCGCGCGCGGGCTTCCGCCGCGCTCTTCTGCTCAATCGCCACCTCGCTGGCAAAGATGCGCTCCTTCGATGCGTGGTCGAGTTCCTTGCCAGCCAGCATCGCCTCAAGCTGCTGCACGGACATGTTCAGCCGCGCCGCAGTCTGGTTCATCTGGCTGTCGTAGTTCATCTTGGCGATCTTCTCCTTGGAAGCATTGGCCTGATTGGCCAGCGCCGCTTCCATCTCCATCTTCTTGTTCTCCAGTTCCATCATCTGCTTGGCCTGTTCCGCAGCCGCCGCAGCAGCCGCCGCCGCCTCGTTCTGCGCCGCCGCAGCCGCCAGCACCGCGTCAATCTCGTCGTCGGTCAGCATCACCTCCTCAGCCGGGATCATGTAGGCGGAGAAGATTTTCTTCAGGAGTTCACGGTTGCGCAGCATGGGACCGAAGATCGGGTGACCGCCAAGCTGGATGGCGATGACCATCAGGTTCTGCGCCTGCAATTCGCGCATCAGAAGAACGGAACTGCCGCGCGCGTCGATCTCGTAGTCGCCCTTGATTTCCGGCTTCTCGCTGAACTGCATGTTCCAGTCGTAAGCGCGCCTGATATCCGGCACCGTGACGTCGTCATCGAAGTTCTTGACGATGGCCCGGAAGACGGTGTTCGCCGAGTTGTGCATCAGCGCCGTGCCGGTGGCGGTATTCATCACGTTCTGGGTGCCGACCTCGCCCATCTGGCCCTGAATGATCTGCGGCACCGCCGACATGTTGTCGATGAAGCGCTCGCACAGCATGATGATGTTGGCCAGTTCGGTCTGCCTGCACTCGATATGGAACAACTGGAACGGCGGATTCTCCTTCACAATGCCGTTCTTCGCCCGCCAGACCTTGCGCGCCTTCAGCGTGTAGTTGCCGTCTTCCGGCTCAAGGTTCTGCATGTCGATGATGATCTGCGGCCCGGACGACACCCCGGCGTTGTCCATCATGGCGCGAAACGCCCCGTTCAGCGCCGCCTGCGGATCACGGATGATCGACGGCATCCCGTAGCCGAAGATGCTGGCCTCGTCCTTGACGAGGTTGAACACCGAATAGACCGTCTCGCCTGAATCGTAGGGGTACAAGGCGAACTTCAGAATCTCGCCCTGACAGAACCAGATGCAGGCATTGACCGATTTGAGCGGGTCGATCTCCTCGACCTGCCGCAGTCCCTCGCGGGCAATGCCCGACACCGTCTCGTCCTCGCTGGTCATCATGTGCAGCGCGACGTCCTGCATGTCCTGCGGTTCGAGCGGGCCGTAATATTCGTAGACATGGTATAGATCGCCGGTCACCTGCTGGGTGGCAGCGCGAATGTTGCGCAGTTGCGCTAGGTAAGCGGGCGCTGTCGTAGACGGGGCAAGCTGCAACAGGCGGCGGATCGCGTCCTTGTCGAAGCCTTGCAGGTGCTGCAACTGGCGCAGGCGGCGACGGTTCATCAGGTGGCGCTCGAACGTCCCCTGCCCATCCTCGATGCAGGTGGCGTCCATGTCGGGGAAGAAGCCCCAGATGTCGACAAACCGATAGGCTGGCTGGTCGCCGGTCGATATTTCGAGGGCATGCTCGCCGCTCTCAGGGTCAGCCTTCCAGCCGCGCCGCACCCGGTCGCCGGTCACCGGCCCCTTGGTGACGCCAGTCCCCAGCTTGACGGCGCAGTCGATCTGCTCGCGCTTGACCGATTGGTAAAGGCATTCCTTCAACTGGTCATCGATCTCCTTCTCCATCGCGTCGGCGCGCTTGCGGGCTTCCTCCAGTATGGCGTTCAGCTTGCCAGCGGTTTCCTTGGCGGCGTCGGCCTCGACCGCCGTGGTCTGGGCCTGCTGCGCCATCTGGGCCATCTGCTCTGGCGGGACTTCCTGACCGCCTGCTGCGGCCTGTTCCTGCGCCTGCTGCGGGGCGGCGGCTGCGGCCTGCGCCTGCTTGATCTTCTCGCGCGCCGCTGCGGCTGCGGCTGAAGCCTCGTCGGACAGCGACGGCACCGGAGTCGGCGAAATGCCCCAGTTCTTTTCGTCGGTCGGGAACAGCAGGTCTTTCAGCCGCGCGCCAAGCGCGTCGGTCTTCGGACGAGTGGCGTTGATGAACAGCCCGGAGCGATCCTCCTTCAGCAGGCGGTCGGCTGTGCCGGGATCATAGCGGCCATGATACTGCTCCAGATCGGCAATCCAGCGCTCCTCCAGCGAGTTGCGCTTGCCAATGCGGGAGGTCACCTCCGCCTCCATCCGCCCGACGATCTCCTTCAGCTTGTCCTTCGAAGGCGGTCGCATCTTCGGCTGCAAGGTTTCGGGCAACTGCATGTTCTGCGCTGGCGGATTCGCCACCATCATATCGGCCATTTCAGTACCCTGCTCTCTGGTCGGCTATGCCCATGCCAGCGCCGCCCCTGCTGACGTTCAGCGGTGGCATGGTTGCGACCTTGTCCCATGTTCGCCACAGGTAGCGCATGCAATCCATCAGGTGGTCGGCCTGCCCGTCGACAATCCGGCCCCGCTCGTCGCGCCTGTAAACCCGGTACTCAGCCTTCCAGCTTTGCAGCGTCGAGAAGACTCCC